GACTTGGCGGATTCGATGACACAGGCTATACTGCGTTTTAGACAAGGTAGTTTTATACGCACCCGTTCTGATTACGAAGACGATGATTTGGCAACTTACAGGCGTAGCAGGGAGTATTATTGATGGCTGGTAAAAAACGTAAACTTTTAAAGAAGTCTGATTTGAACGGCAATAAGCCGACCAGCGCATTGGATGCAGCTTTGAAAGCTCCTGTAGGTTCTGGGTTTTTTAAGCCTATGGCGGCTTATGCTGGAGAAAAGCTTTTTGGCAAAAACAAGAAGAAACAAAAATTTGAAACTATTGATGGTATGAAAATCGCTGTTCGTAAGAACAAGGGTGGAGCGATACTAAAAGGTCGTGGCGGTAATTTTAAGGGGACATTCTAATGGCTGGCAGAAAACCGTTTAAAAAAGATAGAGAGTATCTAGGCAAAGCCTTTCAAAAAAATCCCGGGAAGGTCTTTAAGAAGAGTGGTGCGATTGCTGATATTTTAAGAATACTTCAGGGTCAGATGCCCCCGTTCAAAAAGATGAACAACGGCGGAGCAGTCATGAAAGGCCGTGGTACTAAATTTAAGGGTATTAGCTGATGGCACCTCGCATGGGAAAAAAATTACCTCCTAGTCTTAAAAAGACTAAGCAGACTGGTAAACGAAGACAGCCTCGTATGGTTCCGGGCGGCAAGCTTGGTGCAACTCCAAAGGGCAAAAAGTCTACTGCTGTCATTCGCCGTTTTCAGAAAGAAAATGAAAAGGGTGGAACAGATACATATGTAGATTCTCCCTATGCGCCAGATATGCGTAGAATGGGGTTTAAAAATCGTGAGATTGGCATGGAGGACATGCCAGCAGGTTATAATGAGGGCGGCAAGGTAATTGGTAAGAAGAAAGTTATTATTGGCGCTAATTCAAATTTAACAGATGAAGAGCTTGATCGTTACATTGCACAGCTTAGAGGTGAAGTAAAACCTGTAAAGAAAAACAGGGGCGGAGCGATTAAAGGCTTTAGTCCCATAGCCCGTCCACAACGATTTAAAGGAGTATTCTAATGGCTGGTAAAAAATACACAGGCCCATTGCCAAAGAGCAAGCCGAAGATGACCCCCATTGAGAAATTTACTGGCAAACGTAGTGTTAACAAGTCCCTTTCAGAAGAAGAAAAAAAGTATATTGGTGACAAAATGGCTGGGAAGGTTGTTGAAAAGATGAAAAAAGGCGGCGCTGCATTTCCTGATCTGACAGGTGACGGTAAGGTTACGCAAAAGGACATTCTTAAAGGCCGTGGCGTTAAAGGCTTTAAAGAGGGTGGAAGCACTATTTCAGATGCCGATTCAAAAAAAATCAAAAAAATACTTCCAAAGCTTTTTGTTCCGGGAGAAAGCGGTATTTCAGATGCCGATTTAAAAAAGCTTAGAAAGAATCTTCCGATCCGAGGGAAAAGCGGAAAAGATATTTCCAATGCTGATTTAGAAAAACTCATGAAGCCAACAAATTTTAAAGATGGCGGCGAAGTTCGTGGCATGGGCAGGGCTTATATGGGTGCGTCCAGAAAAGCTAAGATAAGGTGATGTTATTGGATTTTGGTGTTATAGTGCGAGAGAGGCTGGCTTATGGCTATGCGGTCATGCTTGATGCCCTTCTCGTGACTGCGCCGAAGTCAGCCTCACCCAAAAAAAGGATTAGATATGGCTATTGAAAAAGGACTAGGGGCTACAGGTGATATTCCAATCCCCGAAGAGGCTATTCAGGCTTCTATTGATGTAATAGAACTGCCAGAAATGCCCGGTATTATGGAAATGGATGACGGCTCTGCTATTGTTGGTGAAATCGTTGAAGAAATGGATATTGCTCAAGACGTTCCTTTTGATGCAAACCTAGCCGAATATGTGGATGAGAGTGATCTGGGCGTTATTGCTTCTGATTTGTCTGGAGACATTGAGGATGATATGTCTTCTCGCCAAGATTGGGAAGACACATATAAGCGCGGTATTGAACTTTTAGGCATGAACTACGAAGAGCGTAGTCAACCATTTGAGGGTGCAACTGGAGTTGTTCACCCGCTTCTTGCCGAGTCTGTAACACAGTTTCAAGCGCAAGCTTACCGTGAGATGCTGCCATCTGGTGGCCCTGTCCGCACACAGACTATGGGCGCAGAAACACCAGAACTCGTTGCTCAAGCTCAACGTGTTAAAGACTACATGAATTATATGATTACCTACGAGATGGAAGAGTATGATCCTGAAACAGATCAGATGCTATTCTATCTACCGATTGTTGGCTCAACATTTAAGAAGGCTTATTTTGACCCTATTCTTCAAAGAGCGGTTAGCAAATTTGTACATGCGGAGGATCTTGTTGTTCCTTATGGAGCGACTGATCTCCTTACTACACCGCGTATTACGCATATTATTCGCATGGATAAGAACGAAGTCCTGAAGTTACAGCTTGCAGGTTTCTACAAAGATATTGATTTACCCGGCGGATCTTCTAGTGCTGAAGACTTCAGCGGCGTAAAAGAAGCTATTGATGAGGCACAAGGCGTACAATTATCCGGCTCTGGATCTGAAGAACTGGTTATTCATGAAGTTCATACATCTTTAGATCTAAATGGCTTTGAAGATTTGGACATGGCAGGTGAGCCTACTGGCCTGAAGATACCATATGTAGTTACTATCCTAGAGTCCACTAACGAGATATTGGCTATTCGCAGGAATTACATCGAAATGGATCCGCTGATGCGTAGGCAGCAGTATTTCGTGCATTACAAGTTTTTACCCGGTCTGGGTTTTTATGGATTTGGCCTTACACACATGATTGGCGGCCTGTCTCAAGCATCTACAAGCATTTTACGTCAGTTAATTGATGCTGGTACGTTATCTAACCTACCTGCTGGCTTTAAAGCCCGTGGCGCTCGTATTCGTGACGAAGATGAACCATTACGTCCCGGCGAATTCCGCGATATAGACTCCGCTGGCATGGATATACGTCAATCTATCATGACATTGCCGTTCAAAGAGCCTTCACAGACCCTGTATAGCCTCTTAGGAGGGCTTGTAGAGGCTGGTAGGCGGTTTGCGTCTATGGCAGACATGAAGATAGGCGAAATGGGCGGAGACACGCCTGTAGGGACTACAATGGCGATTATGGAGCGTGGCACGAAAGTAATGTCTGCCATCCATAAGCGTCTTCATTACGCGCAAAAGCAGGAATTTAAGATTTTAGCCAATATATTCGCTAAAAACATGGCTCCTGTTTATCCATACGCAACTCCGGGCGCACCGCCAGAGATCAAGCAGATGGATTTTGATGACCGTATTGATGTTTTGCCCGTTTCTGACCCGAATATCTTCTCAATGTCGCAGCGTATTGCTTTGGCACAGACAGAATTACAGTTAGTTCAGTCTAATCCAGAGATACATGGGGCAGAGCAGGGTTTATATCAGGCATACAGGAAGATGTACGAGGCTCTTGGCGTTACTAATATTGACTCTATCTTACCTATTCCGCCACAACCACAGCCAGCTAACCCAGCCAAAGAAAACCAAGAGGCTATGCGTGGTCAACGGCTGCAAGCGTTTCCTGATCAGAACCATGAGGCTCATATTGAGGCTCACCTTGCTATTTTATCAACGCCTGTTGCTCAAGCCAACGCAACAATTGTTATGACCCTGCAAGGTCACATTCAGGAACACATTGGCCTGATGGCTGAGATGCAAGCGCAGATTGAAGTCATGTCACAGCTTGATCCAGAGGCTCAAATGGTTCTTCAACAGAACCCACAGATGGCTCAACAGCTTCAGGGCGAGATAGCCAACAAAGCTGCTGAACTTATTGGTGAGTTAACCGAGCAGTATGCACAAGCTGTTGCACCTGCCGATTCAGCCCAGTCAGATCCGCTTGTTCAGATCAGGCAACAGGAATTGTCCTTGAGAGGCGCAGAAATTCAGGAAAAGGCTCGACAGTTTGAAGAAAGACAAGAGCTTGAGAAGCAAAAAGAGCGCAATGATGTTTTGTTAGCTCAACAAAGGCTTGATTTGACTGAAGAGGCTACATCAGAGAAGACCCGTGTAGCTGAAGAGAGGATCCAGACCCAGCGAGATATTGCTGCGGCAAACTTACAAAGGAAAATGTGATGTCTGCAAGTTCTGTACGTTCAAAGTTTATGGAAGTCGAAAAAGAAAAAAAGCGTCAAAGAAGAATGGCAGAGGATGGAATTGTGCCAGCCCCTGTAAAGGAAGAAGCTCCAGTTGTTGTTGATCCTGTCAGGGCTAGGAACGAAGATGGCACACTACAAGCTGATGATAAATCAACTCCTGATGTCAACGAGGCTTGGGTAGGCGGCATTGCTCCTAAGAAAAAATCAACAGCTAAAAAGAAAAAGTCATGACGGACAAAACACCTCCCTTGAAAGATGTTTTGGCTGGCCTTTCAGAAGAGCAGTTAAAGATAATGATGGAGGCTACCAAGGCGGGTAAGAAAGGCTTTAAGTATGATACGAAAACTGGTCAACTTGATTTTGGATTTAATCGAGGCGGTGAAGTCTGTCGTGGGCAAGGTCGTGTCTCGCGTAAAAGAAAGTTTAAAACGTACTAATGGCTAAACAACTTTCAGAAAACTCTAGGTTTAATAAGTTTGACCTAGACAATGATGGAACTGTGACTGACGAAGAAATAGCTCACGCAAA